CCGAGGTGGGTTGGGGGTATGTTCACGTATTGTGGTTTGCATATTTTGTGAGCCAACTTATAATGTGTTTACTACGCCTTTTTGTGCCTTGGTTAGTTCCGAATTTTTTCCTGGCTGAGTTTTCTATTCCGGTTAGTTATTCAGTTGAGGTGTCGATTGATTTTGCTGTTTTGCTTTATCATAATGCCAATAATGCTAATTCTAGATATGTTAACATGGCTGTCGTACAAGGCACCCGTTATATTAACTGGAACCATGCAAATGCGGTAATTATGAACAATACTAAAGTTTATGTCGAGGATATGTTGAGTCGATTGCCTACTAGCAGTATGGTTAGTTCCACTAATGCTGGGCAACACGTCTTCAATAAAGTGTCCTCTTCATCTTACATAAGTCCACAAAAGCTGTTAGCGTTCTTCTCTAACCAGAAGAATTATAAAACTTTTGGTACTGGCAATGGTATTAAGAAAGTGAATCTCGACAAGATTAGTTTTAACACAACAACAAACCAAGTTGTAGCTTCTGCTCCAATAGGCTCACCGAGAACGGATTTGGGCCATGTTGGGCCGGGAATGCTGCCTGCTACGGATGCTTTAGGCATTTTAGTGGCTTTTGCTGGTCGTTCTATGGCTGTAGACCATAGCTTGGTGGATAATATCAAACTAGATGAATTCATTGACTTTTCAAAACGGTTTCTACAACCGTACATTGATCAAACCCTAGTACCCTTAGATGATGGTCCGATTAATGTCTGTGAGTTTTTCCGTGAACATTATCGCGGGAAAAAACCTTCTTCTTATATTGAAGCAACAATAAAACAGTACCAATTCTATAAAGAAGGATTGGGCACTAGTTTTGTTACCAATTCATGTTTCGTGAAATTGGAAAACTCTGGTGGTGATGGAACGTTTAGGCCTCGTTTAATTATGACGATGTCAGTTCCTATGCTAATGGAGTGTTGTCCGATATTGAAGGTCATAGATCATTGGAACCATGGTCCATTTGGTTCGCTTCAGGTAAAAGATTTGTCCCCAGAACTTATGATCGAAAGGATAATCCAGATAACTGATCAACCACATTGCGTTACTGATTATTCTAGTTTTGAAGCTAGTATCACCGGGCGCGTGCGACAGATAGAGAATTTCGTTATAATTTCTCTGTTACAGAAAGCTCGCATGTTTTCGGTGATTGAATCTTATCGCAATTATATCGAAGGACCTAGGATTTTGAAATCCAATGGAATCACAGTCCAGATTGATTCTCGTTGTAGTGGAGATCCACACACTTCTTGTGGGAATGGCATCATTAACGTTTGTATCGCAGCTTTCTGTTATTACAAGCAACATGGTGAATTCCCACCCTACAACACGACCTGGATGATAGCTGAAGGGGATGATGGTATTGTACCTTCCAATATCCCTGATTCTCAGCTAATAGCGACGCTCGGCTTCAAATTTTCTACTGAAGTTTCAGGTGTCTATCCTGGAGATGCAGATTTCTTAAGACGCAGATGGGTTGGAGGCAAATGTTATTTGAACATTGGCCGCGCTCTCAGTGTGTTTTGGGTTAAATCTAAAGCTAATCTAACATTACCACGGCAATTGTTTATATTGCGTTGTATGGGTTGCTCTCTCCACCATCAAAGCCCCGGCCATCCCATTTTGTGGGCCATTGTCAAACGTATTGGCGCTGCCACTAACAGAGCTCAGAAGTTTGATACTTGGTATCTCCATATTGATATGTGGAAATGGCCGGACTTTGACATTGATAGATACCCCGATGCAACACCAGACTTGACAATGAGGCAAGTTGTTGAGGATGGAGCTATTGGGTTTCCACCCATTCCGATTCCATGCCAGGTTGAGATTGAGCAGGCAATCCTAACCCGAG